TAACGCAAACGTTAAGCGTAAACAGCGTACCGCCTTTAGAGAACACGAAACTAAAACAGCCTGTTATACTGTTGATCTCGCCACCTACCAAATAATCAAGCGGGTTGTAATCGGCTGCCAAGTAGTCGCCCGCCCCCGCGGTGCATGGATTGATTACTAGGTTTATATTATTTCCCGAAGCTGTCGCACTTATCCACGTAGGCAAGGCTGGCGAAACGTTAAAGCCTGAAGTGTCCGCAACGCCTACCCAGGTGGCTATCTTAGGCTGGCAGCTTAATAGCTTAAGCTCAACAACGGCGCCCGAAGTCGTGCCCGGCGGTTCGTCAGGGTTAGCTATGAAGTTGTGAATAATGCCCTTACCAAGTGCTAAGCTGTAAAGCGTTGGTTCGTCTCCGAAAAACAAAATAGGTCTTTCGCCTACCGCTTCGAATCCTGCTTGCTGCGCGGCGGTTAGGTCTGCCAGTCCATAATATGCTGTAATCGCTGCGCTGTCGTTTGGGATAGCCGTAGCGCTTTTTAGCCTCACTAAATATCTAATTGATATGGGAACGTTTGGCCCTTGAAGCGGTGCGGTTATTTTAAACCGTGTTCGAATGTACCCGGAAATGTCGAAGCGGTAAACGCCTGATAGGTTAGGGCTAACTGTGATTTCGTCAACAACCTGCCACGGCTTAACGCTTGCCTCCGGTCCGGTTAGGTATCCAGCTATTAGTTGGAACTCTTGCGCGCCTTCAGGCGTGAATTGCGTTGAGCCGGTCGCGGCAGACGAACCGATAAACGGCGTGTTAAGTGTTAGCCTCAGTAGCGTGTTTGGCGTTATCGCAATAACCCGGTAAACGCCTAGGTAGGCACCGTTCGTTATCCGTACGCTATCTCCTAACTCGATTAGATCCTGGTAGTTTAGCGGTACGTCAATAGCCGCTATTCCTTCCAGGTCAATAAAAGTTAGGGTCGCAGCCGTAAAGCCAAACTCGTAAATCATTGGACTAAAAACGTCTGCACCGTTGGAAGGCGCTAAGGTCTGATTGATTACTGCCATATTGCCCGCCAATATAAAAAATAAAAGTGGGTATGTGGAGGTATTAAAAAAATAAGCCCCGGAGGGCTTAGGTTAATTGGCTGATTCTATCCTGGCTGTACCTGCATCGTAGTTCAAAAACCTTGATCTACTGTATTCAGTTGAGTTTTTTGTGTCAAAATCTGAAATTAAGTTTTGGTAAGCCTTTGACAAAGCTCTTACCGCCTCGCCTTTTGTTCTAAATTTAAGTTTAAAATTATTAAACGGCAAGTTAGCTATTTGATCGCTGTACACGTTAAAACTGTTTAACAGTACACTTTTTGAAGTAATTCCTGAGCCCGTAATGTAGATGAAAGTAGTCATGATCTTGTCTGTTTTGTTTTGGTTAGCTGAATTGCTACGATGTAATATTAAACAAACTTTAACGAATAACCAAACAAAGTTTAATATTTATTTTCGCAAAAACTCATTAATAACAAAATCTCTAAACTTGTCCGTTAGTACGTCGGTTAGTTTTTCCTTAATAACTTGATCGTTTATAGACTTGGAGATAACGCCGGACTTGCCGCCTTGACGGTAAAGTAAGCTGCCTTCTTCGCCTATTTTCCTAGAAATTAAAAACGCTAAACTTTTGGCTGACGTGCCGTCAAGCGCTAAAGGTTTATCTCTTATCCATTGCTCAATTACGCTAATAGGCGGACGCTTTCCGGGCTTCCTTCCAGTCTCCAAAACAGTAAAATATTTCATGCTGCTAAAAATGGTTAACGTGGTGCCTTCGATCCGATAACCTAAACTTTGAGCGCTGGCGCCGGTTACGTTTGGAATCCGTGACTGTATGCCTGCTATTGTTTCTTCAGCAAAGTTTTTTAGGATAGCTTCAACCAGTCCGCTTAACACGGAGATATTAAACTAATCGTGAAGGAAATAGCGTAACCGCTTAACGTGGCCTGGAACATTTGATACTGTGGCTCCTTTTGAACGTTGGTCAACTTTGTGCTGCTTGAATCCAGAATAGTTTCTAGGAACTCGTCACTCAGTAAGTCCATTTCATTTATAAGTGCTTCGCGTTCTTCCGGTGTGGTGTCCGGTCGGTCTTCCTTCCAGAACCCTAAAACTAAATTAGCGCTGTCGAAGATATTGTCTGGCGTGCTGCGGGCGTCGTTGATCGTGAACGGTAAGAGCGTGACTAACGGAAAGGTCCCGGTATAGCCTTTCGTAAAGTCTACCAGCCTGCCGTGAATAAACCTAATATCGACCGGCATTGCGGCTCTACACTTGTTAACTACATTTTGATAGTTTGCCATATTGCCCGCCAATATAAAAAATAAAAGCCGTTATTTTTTACCGCTTTGGTTTTTTCGCTTTTCTATGGATCGCAGGTTAGCCTGATACCGGCTTTTCGCTAGTTGGTAAGTTAGCTCCAAGTAAACTTCCTCAGCCGTCCAGGCGAACACCTCATAAGGTCGAACGCTGTACTTCGAAGCGATACTTTCGCAGATGCCGTACGGCCCAAAGGTGTGCAGCGCTTCAATGCCGGCTTCTTCTTCTTCGTCTGTAGGTTTTTCGCCTGCAAGGTCTTTGAACCGGTCAAGTAGTTTAGTGAGGTCTTCATAGATCAGCGCGCCCAGCGCTACGGCGGGCGCCGCTGCGCCTGTTAAATACTCCGGTCCGTAGTAGATGCCTACCAAGTCAAGAAAAAGCCGGTACGGCGCTTTGTTTTCGGCCGCCTTAAGTTTGGCGCGCTCCGCCTGTTCGAACGTACCGCCCGCTACGTCAACCGGCGGCGGGTTAAAGTTCAACGGCAGAACGGCGCCTACTTCGTTAAGGTCGTCAATAAAGCTAACTAATTCGTAAAGTGTTAAAACTTCTTCGCTGCTTAGCCTACTAACTTCTTCGGCGGTAAGGCTGCTAAGCGCCTGTATGACTTGGCGCGGCGTATGCTTTTCAATAGCTAGCAGATCCTCCACGGTGACCTGGCTAAAGCATGTCTTTATAAAATTGCGCTTTTGTTGGCTTTTTAATTTTGCCATGTCCTTTTCCTTTATAATTAGGTTGATAGTTAGTTAACAGCATAACGGCTAAATAGCGCACCGCGTCAATCGCGTGGTTGTTGGCGTCCTTCGGTGCGTTGGTATTCTTACCGGTCTTACGGTCCTTCTCCCAGGTGTAAGTTCTTAGCTCCGCTATTAGGTTAGTGCTTTCAGAGGTCACCAGCATGTCGTATCCTTGTAGTAAATCAATACCAAAGTTTACGCTGTCTGGCCCTTTGTCTGCTCCGTCTATTCTAAAACCGTAACCGCTAATTTCCTTAATTGACTTAGGTTCAGCTTTGTCTGCCCATATCGGGAAACTAGGATTAACGCCTACCCGCTTATATTCTCTGACTAGCTCCGCGTTAATTAGTCCGCGCTTATAGATTAACTCGTGAAGCACTATTTTACCGTCATACGAATAGACCGCCACGGTCGCTGCCGGATCGCTTGTAAACCCAAAATCCTGCCCATACCCTAACAGCTTAGCGCCCGCCGGTATGCCTCCTATTATTGACCAGTTCGAGAATATAACGCCCTCCAAACTACCTAGCTGGCCTAAGCCGTAAACCTTCCACCAGTTAGCCCAATAGCTAGACTTTATGTTTAGTTCGGCAAACAACGCTTCGCCGGTTAGCCACTCGTCATGGAACGCTTTAGTTCTGTTCTTCTCGATCTCCTTAACGATTGCCGGCGCCAGCGCTTCGTTGTCCGCGTAGGTTAACGTAAGCCAGGCGGCGTCTTCGTCGCTCAGTAGTTCGGTATGGGCCCAAAACTCATTGGACGGGTTAAAGTCAAGCCAGACTGTTTGCGCTGTTCTAATCGCTAGCTGGTAGTAGGCATCGAAAAGTAGGTTGTTCGCCTCGTTGATGTAGAGTATATCCCTACGCGGACCACGAACCCGGCCTTCGCTGTCCGCACTAAAGAACTCGATATACGATCCGTTCGCAAAGGTGTAAACACGGTCGGTCTTGTTGTACCTCGAATCATGCCAACGCTTCGTGGTCTTCATGATCTTCTGGAAGTCCTTAATAGCGCCCTTCTTTAAGTGCGGTATGCTTTCCGATACTACGGATATGGATAGCCCCGGAACGCTTGCCGCTTTGTTAATGAGTAGCGGCAGGATGCCGAACGTCTTACCTGCCGAAGTGCCTCCGGGCACGATACGCGTTCTCGCTGTGAGCTTTGATAACTTGCGTATAGCTGTAGTGACCTGGAAGCCTTCGGCAGCCTGTGTGCTACTCATTTGCAGGCTTGTCAGGATCCAGGCTAAATAGCGGCTGTTCCTGAATGATTGTCTGCTCTGACTTTTCAGTTAATCCTAAGTCACGCGCAATAATTGAAGGGTTGTATATGCCTGCCGCTGCGCCTTCTAGCTTGCGTTCGTACATTATTTGCCTAGCGTGCGCTACGACATTAACAAATTCTTTTCGCTCTTCATAGTCTCTAAACGCGTTTAGGGTTAAATCCAACCAAGTGCATAGCCCAGCCATTGTCGTACAACGTGGTAACTTACGCTTGAAACTCTTAACCGTTTCCGTGCCGCCTGCGCCCTTAACCTTGACAAGTTGTGTCTCATATAGCGGGTTTTCGTCAACGTCGTTAAAGTAGCCCGCTATGGCATCGGCTAGGGCTTCAGGCGTTTCGTACATCTTCGAACGGCCGCTAAATAATCTAGCTTTCCAGTACTCATTTCCTTTAGGCGCTCCCATGTTTTTTTTATATAAATATAGTGAAATTATGTGCTTGGCAACAAAGAACTTTATGCGTAAAAAGTGAATAAAGTCTTTAAATGTATTTTGAATATAAGTTAATGTATTTCATGTTGAAAAATGGCAACACAACTTTCCTTTGTTGCCACCTTTGTTGCCACGTTAACTCGCTGACTGTCAAATAGTTTAGACCACTTGGCAACAAGCAACAAAGAATTACAAACTTTCGCAGCGGCCTAGGGGGTGTGTGTTTTTTTTATGGCCCTCACAAAAAAGCGTACACCCCTTACTACTTTACAAAACTCCACACATTATTGTTTATTATTAGAGTAGTGTATAAGTGTGCTGATTATCAATACTTTACAGCGGCAACAAAGATGGCAACAAAGGGTATTTTTGTTGCCATTTTTGAACATGAAATACGTTTTTGCAGTTATGAAATGCAATATCCTGATTTTTTATAGAATCTGGGTTTTAACCTCCAAGGCCGTTTCTGGCGAAAATATGAAGGCGGTCTGCTCTTCGCCGGTTATAATTAAGTTAATTTTAACATTAGGCTTATTATAATTAATTAAAAGCTGCTTAAAAACTTCATGCCTCTTAAGGCCATTTATTAAAATTGTCGCGTTTTGCATTACAGGTAGTTAACATTTCCGTCTAAAACGCTTTCAAGCAGTTCAATTTGCGAGTAGCTTAAGTGACCCCAGTTGGCTTCGATCTTCTCAAAAAGAAGCCGCTGCGGCAGGGTTGAGGTGTCCAAAACGCCTAGCGTTTCGGCGTCAACTTTACTGCTCAACTCCCGTGCTTCCTCTAACATTTCCTCGTACTCCGAAGCCTCTTTTTCCGCCAACCGCAGCGCCGTTTCAAGTTCCTTCATTTCGGCTTCGTTCGCCTCCCGGCCTTCCTCGATAGCCGCCGCGTAGGTCATACGGATCTTCTTAATTTCGGCTACGTGGTTTTCGGTCACCGCCTTGATGACGTCAGCAATTTGCTCGTCAAGCGCCTTAATGTCGACGCTTAGTTTTTCCAGTGTTTCGGTAAGTTTCATAGTTAATCTATTTTACAGTTCATAATTAAAGCCTCGCCCTCGTTTTCTCCACTAGTTTCAAACACCCTAGCGCCCCGATTTTCGCCACTAAAAACAAACTTTAGCGGCCCTTCCAAGACGGTGCAAAGTTTAGCCATTAGATTAGCGTTAAAACCGATCTGCACCACCGGTGAATCGTCCACCGGCCAAACGCTTTGATAGTCCGGGAACTTCCAGTCCAGTTTATCTACCTCCAAGATTGGAACGTAAACCAGCGTACCGTTCTTCATAAGGCCGATAAGGTTATTCTTTGCCAGGTCAATCTCTACGCTCTTAACGTTTGAGGCGGTCAGCGCCTTCCACTGCTTAGGATCTACGGCGAAGTTTGAATCTACCCCCAGCGCTTCACCAAACCAGTTTTTAGAAGGGTAGCGGATAATCATGTAGCTATCACTGGCTAGAATGTGCTTTTCAGTAATTTGAATGGACTTAGTCCACTCCCTAGGGTCTTTGTAGGTAGGAACTAAGTGTAATCTTGGTAATGGTTTCATAAGTAATTAGTTAAATTGTGAACTCAAATATAAATAAAGTTTAACGATTAATCAAATAAAGTTTAAATATAAGTGTAAAGTTTTTCTATACGCTTTTCAGCTTTCCCGGCTACTGTGATGTTTACGTTCACCTCTTTTCGCCAGACCTCTATAAAATCGTCAGGCGCGTTGTACTCGCTTATAAATATAAGGTTGTCCGCGCTAAGCTCCCGGACCTTCTGCCAGAACGCCGCGCTGTCAAACTTACCGGTACTGTAGGCCGTTGTCCCGGCGTACGGCGGGTCGCAGTATATAACACAACCGGAATAGTTAGCCAGCAGAAAGTTAGCACGCCTGAACTCCACGCCGTCTAGGTTCTCAAACTTTTTAACCAAGCTACGCTTCCCTGTATCTGCGAAATTACGACCTCCACCTCTGGCGTAACCTTCAAAAAAGCCTCCTGCAAAACTACAGGCGAACCCCACAAAGCCGCGCTCCGCAGATGAGAACAAATCCTCTTTAAGTTCTTTGTATCTCGCCTCGCTCACCTCGCCCGGCGGCTCGTAGCCGTTTTGAATTGCTTGGTACAACAGGATAAGATCTAGGTTAAAATCGCACGCCAGCCGTTCAGCTTTAGGGTTAATCCATTGCGTTACGTTCAGCGCCCCGCAGAACGGCTCCACGTATTTAGCCCCGGGTTCCTGTAGATATATGTTAATTAGTTTAGCCAGTTCTTTAGCTATTCTGTGTTTACCTCCAAAGTATTGCATGGTTTAGTTCAAAATATCAAGTATGTTTTTTGAAAGGTAAAGGCCCGAAACGCTACCAAGCGCAGCGCCGGCAGAATAAAATAGCCTGTCCGGTAAAGATCCAAACGCTATTTTTTTAATGTTGTAAGACCAAATCAGGCTAATAAGAAAAGCCGCCATAAGAACCCCTAGATAAAAGGAGTTCGCTAGAAAGTAAGTGTTAACGCTAACAAAGAAAACCTGCGCAAAACCTGTAGATGCTATTTTAAATCTTTCTCTATACATATTCTTTTATTAAATCTTTAACGGCGCTAATCATACTGGCGTCCGCTTTAACGGCGCCCATCAGTTCGCCTTCTGTTTCGTCCTTTGCGGATAAGGACTTAATAACCCGCTCGTCCATTGTACCATTAGTAATGATCCGATAAATGAAAACCTGCTTAGCTTTCTGGCCTTGCCTCCACAACCTAGCGATTAGCTGCTTGTACAACTCAAGCGACCAATTAAGTCCAAACCATACGACGTAATTCGAACCGTGCTGTATGTTCAGGCCGTGGCCTCCGCTAGCCGGGTGCAGCACTAGCATATCAACTAGCCCGGCGTTCCAGTCGTCAATATCCTGCTGACTGTCCAACGCCCGCGCGCGTATCTTCTCACCATACTTGGCCAAGATCCGACTGGCGTCATGCTTGAACGCAACGGCAACAAGTAAAGGTCTGCCGTTCGCCGCTTCGCGTATTTCTTCCAACGCCTCCAACTTCAGGTCGTGGACTTTATGAACCGCCCTATCCTCATCGTAAACGGCGCCGTTCCCGAACTGTAACAACTTATTCGACAACGCCGCTGCGGTCGCTACACTTATTTCCTTTTCGCCTAACTCGCTTAACAGGTTTAAAACTAGTTCCTTCTCAAACGCTTTATACTTCGCTGCCGTCTCGCTGTCAAAGTAAACCCGCGTATCAATAACTATCTTGTCAGGCATGTCTAAATAATCCTCCGCTTTCATTGAAATGCAAATATCTCCGATCGCGTCATAGATCTGATTAGTCGCGCCTTCGCCTTTAACCGCGTAGCTGTAGACTATACTGGCGTTACGCTTGTCCGGTCTAAAGTATTGTTCACGATAGCGGCCTATGCTGTGGCCTAAACGTTCGCCGTTGTCGAGTAGGTAGACTTGCGCCCAAAGGTCAATAAGTCCGTTAGGTGCCGGCGTTCCGGTAAGACCAACAACGCGGTTAATTGACTTGCGCACTCGCTTAAGCGATTTGAACCGTTGGCTTTGGTGATTCTTAAAGCTGCTAAGCTCGTCTAGGATGAGCATATCGAACGGAAGGAACCCGCCGCCGTACAGGTCACAAAGCCACGGCACATTATCCCGACTGATTAGGTGAACGTCTGCGCTTACCTCCAACGCGGCGCGGCGCTGCTTAACCGTTCCTGCTACTAGGCTAAACGATAGCCCGGCGGTGTGCTCCCAAAGCTCCGCTTCCTGCCGCCAGACGCTCTGCGCCACGCGCTTAGGAGCAACAACCAGAACGCGGGCTACCTCTAAGCTCTCTATAAGTTCGACAATAGCCGTTAAAGTAGTCACCGTTTTGCCTAAGCCCATATCAAGAAACAACCCCGCGCCCTCGTTGGCTAGGATATGCTTAACGCCAAACCGCTGGTAGTCGTGGAGGTTAGAAACGTTTAGCACTTTTTTAGTTTAATTAATTCAAGTAGTCTAGCTAAATCTTTGTCGTTAAGATCGTCGGTTACGTCAATCGCTACTATTTCCACTCTAGCTTCCGTGAGGTCGGCTAACTCCTTTTCCTCTTCAGGCGTCAAGCCTTTAGGTTTCTCGTAAACCGCCGCAGCGCTCCTGAGTAAGTCGTTAATCATGGCCTCGCTGTTAGCCATGTAAACCTTAATACCCAAAGATTCCAGCTTTCTAGCAACAACCAACTGGCGCGGGCTAGCTATTAAGCCTTCGCCTTTAGTCTCGACAAAGAAAACCAGACCGCCGGGCATGATGCAAAGCCGGTCAGGTATGCCGGCAAAGAACGTAGCCGGGAACTTTAAGCAAAGGCCGCCTAGCTTCTCAATGCCTAGGCGCAGCTTCTTTTCAATCGTTTTTTCTGAGCTGTTCATGGTAGTTTTTTAGTGTTTGTAATATTAAACAAAGTTTGACAAATAATCAAATTAATTTTATAAATATTCGCTGTTTACCGTATTGCGCCACGCTGTCAACTTTACCGCTAAACCGCCAGCCTAATACTTTCAGCGTGTCGTTTATCTCGCGGGTGTTGTACTTACTCATGTCTTCGCGCGGCTTGTTAAGGCACTCAACCCAGACCTCCGCAACGGTCACCTGAGTACGGGCCTTAACGCCGTCGGTATTGGCGTAGTCTGCAAAGAACGCCTGCCGTGCGAATACGTCGTAATCGTTCCAGTCCTTAGGCAGCAGCCTAGAAAGGAAGGATTCAATAAGACCTCCACGCTCGTCCGCTTCCATGTGTTCAGCTTGCAGCCGTTTAGCTTGTATCGCAGCTTCTTCACCTAGATAAAGCTTTTCGCCGGCTTTGTAAAGCTGCAAAGCCTCGGCCCAAATTTGGCCTACTTCTTCGTCTGTTAGGTCAACCTCCACGCGCTTAGTGGCCCGTTCAGCGTTCAGCGTAATAGGTAGAAATCGCCGGTTACCTGTAGGATCTTTAAGAAACCCGAAGTTATTAGTAGTTCCTACAAATATCCCTTGCCTCTTATATTCTTCACGTACGTGACCGTACGCAGGTCGGTATTCGTCTTTTTGCTTAGTGATAAAATGCTTGACGCTTTCAGCTTCGCTTTTTCGCATACCTGCAAGTTCTGCCATTTCAATAATCCAAGCGCCTTGAATCTGCTCTAAAGCATCCTTCCCGTCAACTTTAAAGAAGGTATCGGAAAACCAAATACGACCAAGCTTTTTCCAGAACATAGACTTATAAAGCCCTTCTTCGCCAACTAGCACCGGCATAAGGTCCCATTTGCAGCCGGGGTTAAACACCCTAGCCACGGCGGCGCAAAGTGTTTTTCGAATCGCTTCGCGGGCGTACGGGCTATCTTTAAGACCAAAGTAATCAATAAACAAAGTGTCCACGCGGTTAACTCCGTCCCATTTTCTGCTATTCAGATAGTCAACAATAGGGTGCCAGGAGTTACGGAATATTTCAAGATTAAAACTATCTGCGATCTTTTCTTTAGCGGCTATCTTGTAACCGCGTTCAATATAGTTGCGAAGCCCTGAAAGGTCTACGTTCTTAAGAACCTGTTCGCCCTCAACTGTTCGCCAAGGTGCGGGCCGCCGGAGATATGGGCGGTTATCGAAAAGGCTAAGGGCGAACAAACCTTTCAGGCCTTTGTCGTTAGCTAATACTAAGTCTATATTCTTAGCGGTACTTAAGAACATAGTGCCTTTTTGGTCCGTGGCCATTTCTTCCAACCAGTCTAAATTCTCCGCCTCAAACTCCGGTTCGTCTTCAAAATCTGAGGCGCAGGCCTCCTTTAGTTCTGCGGCTAATAGTTTCTTTACCGCTTTGTCTTCCATCGCAAAGGCTTCCATCGCTTTGAAGGAACGGAGACTATTAGGCGCAGCGTCCAAGTCTCCGAACTTGTGGATCCGAACCAGGTCGAACGCGTTACTAAGCAGACCGCCGGCGGGGTCGGTGCCGTGGTGACTGTATGCAAACTTACCACTGTAAACAACCAAGCCGTTAGCCGTCGAACCGTTCACGAAACTAAAGCGGTCTTCGCTTCCCGGCGTATATACGTCAGCTAGGAACTTTTCTATTACTTCTTCCACGGAATAGGTGCGGCAGAACGCGCCAACTAAACCGCGCTTTTCAAGAGGGTCTTGCTGCTTTTCCACTTTAGTTCGCACTTCTTCAGTAGCCGCCTTGTTGGTAGGCCACTCGCTGACGTCCGTCCAATCTCGGTATTGGCCTAGCACGGCGTCCACGTCTAGCCAAGCGCCCGACTGACTTTCGAAATAAGGCTCAACGTCCTTAGCAATCGAAGGCCAGAACATTAAACGGTTAACCTCAAACGTAGTGTTATCGAAGTATTCAATCCCAACGTTCCCGGCTATCTTGCGAGAAAGGGCGCTATACTCGTCTACGCTACATTCACGCGATAGCGGCAAAAGTAAACGGTATCTCGGAGCGTCCGGTTCGTGGCTCATTGTTCCGTGGAGAACCGCTTCGCAGTCATACACGAACGTAAACGCTTCCCAGAAGTCAAGCGTACCGAAGTCTATGTCTAGGGTTAATAGTTGTCTGTAGCTGACGTTAGCCGGGCTGCGTTTACCGCTACGCAGATAGCCGCCTACATAGCCGCCTACATCCTTAACGATGGCGGCGTCCTTTTTAGTCATTGCCCTGAACTGCCTAAAAGTTAAATCCTTAACTATGGGTGTTTTGAGCTTAGCGGCGAAGTCAGACCACGTTAGTTTTTTGTTTTTCCAAGTTCTTGCAGCTGCCGAAAAGGCGGTAGCAATCTCGATAATAGCGTCTTGCATAAGTGTTTCATAAGGTAGGTATAATAAAAAAGCCCCGAAGGGCTTACAAGCTAGTTATATTTTGTTCGCTTGTTATCCAGTAGCTCGGAAAATTTACGCTTTAAAACGTTTATGCCGTCCGCTTCCTTGATAGTTTCCTCTAGCGTTTCAGCTAGCCGATAGGCGCGTTCCCCCAGGTCGGGCGCCTTGATTAGTGTTAGCTCAGGATCTCGCGCCAAGTTGCCTTCAGCCTGATCCACCAGGCGAAAGTTTTCAAGTAAATCTATTTGCCCGGTCAGGTCATAAATGTCCAACGCCAGCCCGTTGATTTCTATGGACTTTACGGGCGCGGCCACTTCAATGCCGGTCACTTTAGAGGGGTTTTTACTGCGCTGCGCTGTGGCGGCGGTTGCGGACAGCGCGCAAAGCGCAGCCATAATTAGGATTTTTTTCATGTTATCTATTATTTAGTTTTTCGGTCTTTGCGTTGATAGCCGCAATCTTTGCAGGACGTTGCTAGAATACTGGCAAGTAGAACTGCGGTTAGGGTTTTAGTTTTCATAGTGATTTTATTAGCAGGTTAAGAAGATCAAATGTTGATTGGTTAATAACCTGGAATTTATAGGTTGGTACTCTGCCTAATCTAATTGCTTCGACTACCTTTTTGTTATTGTAGTTTACCTCGTCCATATCCATACCCCGCTCTGTATGGTTGGAAAACCTAACTTCTAGGCAAATCTCATCAGTGGCAAAATCAATGTAAGTTGTGCCAGTTTTTGCGGTGTGACACTTAAAATCAGCATCAATAAAATTAAGAAAACTAACAAATTTTTTTACCGCATTTTTGTAACTAAACCCGTTTGATGTCTTTAAAACTCTGCCGTTGTAATTTTCTGATAAGATCATGTCTTTGTCGTTTAATTGTTATGTAATATTAAACAAAGTTTAACCAATTACCAAACAAAGTTTAATCTTTTTTATAGAAATCGCAGATAAAGCCGTCTGCACCTAGCGGGAGGTCTAAAGCCCAATCAGGTTTTTTAATCATTTCGGCTATTAGCTTGTCAAGTTTTAGCTCGCAAGCCTCCGCGCTGTCTTCGGCTACTATTTCATCGTGAACGTGCAGGACTATATCAAAACCCGCTGCGTCTACTGATTGCATACTGAAGGCCAACAAGTCACGCGCCACGGCTTGAACTATGTTCTCGACTAGTTTACCGCCGTAGGTGTCTATTAGAACCCAGCGCTTTGTAATTGCGTCAACGCCCATAAATTTAATAACTTCCCCGTAGCGACCTTCTGCAAGTTTTGGCTGCTGGTAGATAAGAGGTCTGCCCGAAGGCAAAGTAATTATAAGCGCGTTACGGTCATAGGTAAATTTTAGCGAACCTAGCCTAACCACCTTAGTAGGGTTACGCAGCGCGCGTTTCGCCGCACCGTCAATAATCTGCCAGTAACTAGCTGTTGCAGGATTAGCACGCCTCCACCGGACTACGATCTGTTTCATTTCCGGTTCCGTCAACCCCATAGCCTCCGCGCCCATCGCTATGAGCGCCCCGACGCCGCCCTGGTAGCCTAGCGCCAACTCTGCGACTTTACCTTTTTGCCTATAAGGTGAACCCTTATCGATCGATTCAATAGGTATGTTAAACATCGCAGCTGCCGAAGCTTCGTAAATTTTACCGTGAGTCCTAAACACTTCAAGCCTCCACTCCTCACCGGCCAACCAAGCTAAAACCCGCGCCTCGATAGCGCTAAAATCTGCGACTAAAAGCTTTTTACCTTTACCGGCTATTAACATAGTCCGCGTTAATTCCTTCAGGACGTTCTGCAAATCGTTGTAAAGAAAAGCTAAGGTTTCCGTGTCGCCCTGCCTAACAAGCTCCCGCGCTTCGTCTAAGGTTTGCATGTAATTACGCGGCATGTTCTGAACCTGAACGCCCCGGCCAGCCCAGCGCGCGGTTCGGCCCGCACCGTAAAACTGGAACAGCCCGCGCGCCCTACCGTCTTCGCAAATGTATTGAGCCGCCGCGCCGTACTTCTTAACGGAAGTATTACTGGTTTTTTGCCGCAGCTCCAAAGCGCGTTTAACTGGTCCCGTCGCGCTCGCTAGCATATCGTTTACAGTATCTTTCCTTAGGTCGCTTACATCGTTGCCCGTAAGATCTGAAAGCCAGCTAGCGAGTTGCGCCGGGCTGTTTGGGTTGTCCAAACCGGTTAAGTTTTTAGCTTCGTTTTTTAGCTCGATAGTTGAAACGCGGTCTAGCTCAATAGCGGAGTTAATAAATACGCGGTCTAGTAATACGCCTCGATCGTTTATTTTCTGATCTAATATATAATTATTCTGTTCGGTAAATTCGTACCGGCTTAGCGCTTTGTGGAGGTCGCGAGTCGTCTCTACGTCGTCTCGAAGGTAGTCTTTAAACGCCCGCCACTTTTCCGGATCGTGTTCAGGCAAATTACGTGTCCTGCCGCCGTTGGATTTTGTCGGTTTGCACGGCATTGAAAAGTAACGAATTAAAGCCTTACCGCTCGCAGCTTTTTTAGTAGTCAGATTCAGCGCTTCGCCCACCACCTCTAGGCCCATAGGCAGCCCGCAGAACGCCGCCTTAATCATTGTGCATGTCCAGTTAGGTAGGTCGAAGTTTATAGCCCTAAAGGCTAACCGCTCAAAGGTTGCATTATGGGCTATCAGCTCGTCAGCGCGTCTGCAAATGTCTATAAACATAGAACCTCCGTAGGAGCCCTTAACAATAACAACCGGACCGTCGTCAACCGCGTAACCGATTAGCAGGATCTTGAAGCTAGGACTTTCAAAGTAAGGATAAACGCCGGTCTTCTTAAGATCCACTTCGCAATAAGTTTCAACGTCAATGTAGACTTTCATTTCTTAAGGCGGTCTAGTAGTAGGTAATTAACTAAGGTACATATTCCAGCTAATACTAAATTCTCTAGTATAAAGCCGCCCCAGGTTCCTGTTATAAGGCGGTCAAGTGTCAATAGAAAAACAAAATAGGTAACGAAAAAAGTGATTAAAGTTTTCATTTTTGGGTAGGGTTTAGGGTAAAAAAGGCGACCCAATACAGGCCGCCTTACAGGGTGAATCTTACAACTCATTAAATATCATCCTCACCATCAAAAGACTTTTCGTCTTTGAAGTCATCACCTGACCAGCCACCGCCGCCCAGCTTATCATCGTCTTTTAAACGTTGAACGGCGTTCAATCCGACCGCTACCCCTTTGGAGCCTTCCACCTCATAGCCGTAAAAGTTTACGTTAACTTTACCCCATACGCCTGAGTAGATCCGATCTTCTTCAAGCACCTCTTGCCGCTTCGAATCAATAAGTCCGACTTTGTTTTTAGACTTACAGTTAAAGAACATCATGCCTGCGAACTCTTCGCCCTTGTCTTCTTCGTCTGCATCACCGTCTCGCAAAGGTAGCTTTAATCCCTTTGGAACCTTAAAACCCCACTTGGCAACTTTAGCCGCTTCAACTGCTGCGCCTATCGCCTTAATGGTTGCGGTGTCCTTCTTAGGGACCATGGCGCAAATTGAATAAAACATTTTGCCTTTTTGGTCGGCCTTAGCTTCCCACACGTTGACAAAGCTTAGTCTTACTAAGCCTGTCGTAATTTTGGTGTCACTCATAGTTTTTGGTTTTAAATATTGTTTTGTAATGTTAAAGAAAGTTTCACTAATAAACAAAGAAAGTTTAATCTTCTTCTTCGAATAAATCTTTGACAGCCTCCACACTGTTTAGCTCCGGGCGGGGGTCGTCGGTCGTTGTTAATGTTGGTTTGCCCTGAGGTTTGGTTACGAACGGACCGAGAACGGTATCAAACTTTGCTTTGCCTAAAATCTTTGTAAGATCACCGATACCTTTTAATTTACTGTTCGTTACATCTTCATGCTCAAAGCCTGCCACACTTAGCGCCTTAAACAGGGTGTCGCTTTCGGCTATGCTTCGATTGCTTCGCCCCTCCACCAACTTAAAACCTTTCCACTGTTTGCCAGCTAGCGCTTCAGCTAGAAAGTAGTTCGCCACTTTAGCCGCCCATTTTTGAAGTGGGTCTAGTTTATCGTAGACTTTTATTAGTTCTTCGTCTGTCAGCAAAGCCGGGTCCTGAAATTCAAGCTTTGCCAGCTCCAAATTCTGTTCGGCCAACGCCCGGCAGCGTGGCGCCGCTTTGCAAAACCTGCAATGTTCACCGGGCCTAAATTCGCCCTCACCGTTAAAAGCCAGTTCGGCTAACGGCATAACTTCCAAGTTACCCCAAGCCTGTAGATCCACGGCTGTTATCACAGCTTCTGAAACGCTATCAAGCCTAGGCTGGTGAATTACTAAAACAACAAGAGTAATGGCATAGTTAAAGCCGTGCTTTTCCAAAGCGCCAAGGGCGTAAAGCTTAAGCTGCGGGTTGTTGTCTGCCTTTACGCGTACGCCCTTCCCAAACTTTAAATCAATAACCTTAATATAGCTCCAGGTTATAATTACAACGTCATTCGTGCCGAAGCCTTCAGGCACCCATTCTGATAGGTCCATACGGTCCTCTATAATAATTTCCGCTAAGGCGTCCAGCTTCTTAGCGTCGCTCCAAGCATCAAGAACATAAGATACATACTTTTCAACTTCGTCGGTATTGTCTGAGTTGTGAAACTCGCTTTCAGCCAGTTCGTTTTTACGTCGAACATACTCGTTTAACTCGATTTGGTCGACCGCGTAAAGCAGTTCGGTTTCTGCGAGTTCGTGTGCAAAGGTTCCCTCCGCAGCGTAAACGCTTGATTCCTCATCTTCGCTAAAACTATCTTCTAGTCGCGCGCTAGGCGTGCATT